AGTAGCGCCCCTTTTTACCCGGATGCTTATTTATTCGCCATGATGCCTGAATCAACGTCACCTGTTTTCCCTGCTCATCGCTTCTCCATCGCGCCGATGCTCGATGGGATTTACTGCAAATAAAAATCAATAAGTTATGTTTTTCAGGGGTGCTATAGGGGTGCTGAATGGGAAGGGTTACTGCATTCTTTTAAGTTCTTCCTTTGCTTCCTTTCTCTTTTTGTCGATGAACTCTGCCAGGTCGCTGACGTGAACCATTCGCGGGGATTTCTGACTATCACCAATGCGAAATGTTGGCAGAGGTAGGTCACCACATCCCGCCTTTTTATCCGCTGTGGCAGGTTTCATACCTAGATAGCGTTCCGATATGGCCGCAAGCGGAATTGTTGAGGTTTCAAACTCCGCCATTAACAAAAACATGGTATTCATTTCAAACCTCTCTTCTTCATGGCATCGAGCAGGATGTCCTGCACTGTTCGTTTTGAGTTACGCCGCTCCATCACCATTTCATCCATAGTGTCGGCGGCAATAATGTGGTGAATGAACACCGGGCGGTTGTGTCCGGCCTGAATTTGCCGGGTTGGGCCGATGCGTTCGATAATTTGCTGATACTGCTCCAGATCCCACCAGTGCGAGAAAAAAACCAGTATGTTGCCGCCATCCTGCATGTTCAGGCCGTGGCCTGCGCTGGCAGGGTGCGCGAACAGGACCGGTATTTTTCCGGCGTTCCAGTCGCGCAGCGTCTGCGGATCCTGGTCGAGGTGGCGACCGCGAGGAAATGCTTTAAGCAGGCGCTCAAGGTCGTGTTTCCAGTGGTAGGCCACCAGCACCGGCGCGCCAGCTGCTTCGGTGAGTATGCTGTCCAGCGCCTGCAGCTTCGCGTCGTGCAGTTCTGACCAGCTCCCGGCGTCGTCGGTGTACACCGCGCCGCTGGCAATTTGCAGACACTTCACCGTTTTAGCCGCAGCGTTCGGCGCTTCAATGCCCTCGCCGTTGAGTTCGAGGAACATTTCCTTTTCCATTTCGCGATACTGCTGGCAGGCCTTCGGCGGCATGTCCACGCGGATAACGTTATGGATGGGCTCTTTGATATCGAACCAGTCGGCGGCGTCCAGGGAGATAGTGACGTCGGCCAGTGCGCGCTGTATTTCGTCCTGCGAATGGGCGAACGGCTCCAGCTTCGTCCAGCTTTGCCCCGGAAACTGTATCGAGTTAAACCAGCGGGAGGTGAACGCACCGTAAGTTCGCCCGAGGCGCTGCCCCTGATCCACAAACCACGCCTGCCCCCACAAATCCACCAGGCCGTTCGGCGCTGGCGTACCGGTGAGATTCATCCAGCGCCGGACGTGCTTATGTGCCACTTTTCCCAGCGCCGCCGCACGCTTGCCGCCGCCGCGCAGCCGGAAGGATTTCAGCCGGGTGCTTTCGTCGGGGATAACGGTACCGAACGGCCAGCGGCCGCCCAGCTCTTCCACCAGCCAGACCAGATTGTCGTAGTTGATGGTGAACACACTGGCGTTGCTGTTCGCCAGCGCCGCGGCGCGTGCTTTGGCATTACCGACAATCGACTGCACCTCGATATTGCGCAGATGCCCCCATTTCACCGCTTCATCCGGCCAGGTGCTGGCAGCCACACGCAGCGGCGCGAGAACCAGCGCGGGCTGAGTCTCCGCTCCCGCCATAAAGAGATCTTCCAGCGTGGTGAGCGTCGCCACGGTTTTACCCATGCCCATGCCCGCCCAGATGTTGCAGCGATGAATGTCGATTTCGTGGTTGATGATGAGGTCCTGATAGGGGCGGGGGGTAAATACTGAGCTCACAATATCCCCTCCAGATTTTTGCTATCCAGCACGACCACGGTAAAGCCCAGAGCGCGGAGCCGTTCGTGCTCGCGCAGCTGGTCGGAGCGTGGTGGTTTGCCGGGTGCTTTGCATTCAACGAAAACGAGACGACCGCCGGGGAGCAGGACAATGCGATCCGGTACCGAGCGGCGACCGGGTGATACGAACTTAAAGGCGACCCCTCCAGCCTTTTTCACTTCGGCGACGAGGTGCTTTTCGATAAGGCTTTCACGTTCGTAGGCCATCACCAGATCCCCCATGATGTTTCGGCGAGAAACTGGCAAATCACAATAAGCACGATAGTGATAACGAGGACTTTTACTGGTGGTAAGCTCATTCACCCACCGCCTTACGCTTTTCGCGCATGTTCTGCATCAGGCAAAAATCAGACCGGCGTTCGCTCCAGTCCTGATTCAGTTCGTTACGTGATTCGCGGTTTGCTTTGGCCCAGACCTTTGCCGCCCGGTCATACTCGCCGGACTGCTCAAGGCGCAAAGCCTCCCGCGCAGTCCGGTAATAAAGCGGACTGTCCCGATATTTAAATGACATAGGGTTAATCCTTACGGTAGTGGTACGCCTCGAAGCCGCCAGCATTCAGCGGGATATCGGGCGCCCATTCGGGGTTAGTGGAGAGCAGCGCGGAAAGCGCCGTATCGTTAAAATCGTCTGTGTCCGACGCTTCGGTGATCACCTCATCGTGTACCGTCAGCACAATGCTGTAACCGGCATCCTCGATCAGCGGCATGTTTCCGGCCAGAACGTCGCGGGCGGCCGCCTGTGTAACGTTTTCCACCAGCTTTCCGCCATAGGTTTTGAGCCGCTGCCATTTGCGCGAGTAGGAGTTAACGCCCTGATAGGTGATGTTTCCCTTCTCGATTGACGGGGACGGGTAACAGAGTGCGCGCCCGGATGGCAGCTGGATGCGCAGCCATGCGCCATCACGACGGACTTTCAGATAACCGCAGTACAGCGTCTTTTTGGGTGTAGCGATGGCGGTGCGGACGGTGCGCTCAAGCTCGTACCAGAAATCGCAGGTCGCGGGATGCGCCCGGCGCCAGAGACGTTTGAGCGAGTCACATGCGATGAATACACGCTCGGACAGGCCGAAGGTCGACTTACGTTTAACCGATTCGTCGTACCAGCTTTTCGCCTCGCGGATAACATCACGGGGAATGTTCGGCAGTGCGGCGTTCGCCAGCTCGTCGAGGTCAAGGCCGTAGACCAGGGCGAAGGTCAGGAACGCCGCGACGCCACCGCCAAAGCCGAGGCCCAGCTCCATCACCTTGCCGATCTGACGCTGGTATTTATCAACATCGTCCGGCGAGATATTGAAGGCGCGGGCGTAGGCCAGTTTATACAGGTCCGGTCCGGTCCCCTCGTCATACTCCCGGAATGCGTCCAGCTTCCACTGCTCGCCGGCAAGCCAGGCCAGTTTTCGCCCCTCAATATTCGACAGGTCGCTAACCACCAGCTTTTTGCCTGCGGGGGCCATGATGCAGCCGCGCAGCGCCGAGCTGGTCAGCTCCATGATGTTATCGAACAGCAGATCGGCGCATCCGGCTTTCAGCGCCTCGATGCCCTCTTCTATCTGGTCCTGCTCAAGTGAAGGGCGGGGCAGGTTCTGGGGCTGGAACAACCGCCCGGCCCAGCGCCCGGTTCGCGATGCTCCGCAGAACTGCAGCGTGCCGCGCAGACGCCCGTCACTGCTCACACCCTTCATCAGCGATTTGTACTTACTGGTGCTGGTGGTGCTGGCCTGTAGGCGGATAGCCAGCAACTCTTTCACCGCAGACGGCAAATCAGGATCCGCCATACGGCGCTCCAGCGTGCTGCGCTGCATGTCCGGCAGCTCCACACCGTACGATTCAATAATGTGCTTAATCAACGCATCGCGCTGCGTGGCTGCCTGCACTTCGCCGTCGGTCATCACCTGCGTGCGTTTTGCCAGGCGTTTTTGTTCAAGGTCTACCGCCTCGATCGCCGCCTGCGCCAGCTGCACATCCATGCAGACGCCGCGGTCATTGATCTGCTGGTCACGATGCCATAGCGCCAGCTCTGCACCCTTATAGTTCCACTTCGGTAGGCGCTTATGTACTTCGCGCATAGCCTCGATATCAAGGCCAGCGTAAGCAACAAAGCGCCGCCATTCTTCCGGGTGGGTTTTGCTGGTGGCCCGGCGCAGTTTGCTGTTCTTCGGACGTGGCTTGCAGAACAGCTGGATCAGCGCTTTACCTTCTTTATCTTTCGCTTTGTCCTGCGGAACGCCCAGCACCTCGCAGAGCGCGCCCAGCGCACCGGGGAGGCCGTGCGCCAGCGCCTGCACCATAGTGTCGCGCCAGCGAGTGACATCGGGTGCCAGCTCCGGCATTGCATGGCGCAGCACCGTGCGGTCGAAATGTGAATTGTGGAAAAACAGAATAGTGTCAGGGTCAGCGATGGCCTTCCGCAGCCTGCCGGGGATAGGTTCGCCAGCAGTCAGATCCCAGACGCTAACCGGCTCGTCGCCGATGGCCCAGGCAAACAGCATCACCTCGACACCTTCCGCATAAGCGTGGGTGCCGTTGTTGATCGGTATTTCGCAATAGGTTTCCAGGTCGCCCCAGAGAATGGTTTCAGACATAGATATTCCTCGCGGGTGCTTTGCGAAAAGGGACGCTCTTTGCAAAACACCCGGCACATGGCCGGGCGTGGAAGGGTTAAACCAGATCGGAGGCGTCTGCACCTTCGCTGATGTCGTCGAAGTCGTCCGGTGCGGCAACACCGCCGCCAGCGAAGGCGTCACCGTCGCGCAGGAACTGGACGCCGCCCAGCGATGCGTTAACACGTTTGCCGAAGTTGTTGTCCTGCGCCCAGATGTCGATTACCGCGTTGACGTAGCAACCCGCATAGGGACGTCCATCGGCCTGGATTAGCGGGGAACGGTCGCGATCGATAACTGCCGGGCGTGCTTTGTTGGCAGCGTTCAGGAAGAAGTTACCCGGGAAGCCTTCGTATTCGGCTTTTTCGTCACCGTCGTGCAGGCAGAGGTTGAGTTTTTTCTCCAGCTGGCCGTAAATGGTTTCCCACTTCTCGCCCCATTTTTCCTTCGCTACCTGTTTCAGCGCTTTGCGGACTTCGTCCAGCTGCGGATGTTTCGGACCCATCAGGAAAACAGCAGAAAAGCGCGGGTCACCTTCGCCGTTCACGGTTTTTGCTTCGAACAGAGCAGGGAAGGCCAGGCGGACGTTGTTCAGTTTAATTTTCATGGGTATTTCCTTAATCAGATGAGGTCAGCGGCGAGCGCGTCGTCGGACACGTCGTCGAAATCGTTAACAGGGTTGATATTGAGCGCAGGGCGCGGGTCGGATTCGGGGGCGACGGTGGGCTTACCGTCAGCGCGGGTGATCAGCGCTTCGACTTTCGTCCATCGGCGAGGGCTGGCCTTTTTGATGAGCTTCTCGGCTTTGGTTGGGCTAATCAGCTTAAGGTCGAAAACCTCCTCAGTTTTGTAGCGGAACTGGTCTTTCAGCAGCGCGCGGGCCGCTTCTTCATCGCTCCAGGCGCGGTTACCCTGTTTGCCAGTCACCAGCTTAAAGCCCGGTACCGGCTGCCCGGCGTTCAGCTCACTGTTCACCCGGTCGCGCACAGCCTTTAGCCACGATTCAATAAAATCGGCCTGGCTGTATACCTCCGCCAGCTGTTCGGCGGTCAGCAATGGCACACGCTTAACTGCTTCCGCCAGTTGCTCGCCCGTAGGTTGCGTCAGGTCGACGAAATCACCAGCGATAGTGTCGAAGTGCAACTGCTGCCGCGCGGTACAGATAGCGCTGGCTTTGCAGAACCGGCATTGTTTCTCACCGGGTGTGAAGTTTTCCAGCGGCAGGGTTTCGACGCCTTCGCAATCGGCGATGTTGAACATCACGATCACACTGGCGGCCGCTTCCTGAGCTCGTTCGCCGAACGCCTGGAGCTCTTCCACCGTCAGGGCCCACTCAGAAACGTGGTTAAGCCGCGGCTGGTGGATGAACAGGCGCACCGTCTCGAAGTCGTACAGCATGCTGAACTGCTCCAGCGCGCCCAGGGCATACAGCTGCAGCTGCTCGTTCTGCTCAGCATCAACGCGCACACCCTTACCGTATTTCAGGTCGTGGATCTGCAGCTCGTTGCCCGCGATGATTACGCCGTCGGCGGTACCAAAGGACTCTTCTACGCCCACGATGTGGGAGAAGTCGACACGCTGCTCGACCAGCAGCTCATTGCCCTGCGACAGCGCCCAGATGGTGTCGACGTAGCGGCCAACGGCTTCGACCATTTCCTCATCTACCTGCGGGCCGGAGGTATCATCCGGGTGTTCAGCAAGAGGATAGGAGCCGAGGAACATCGAGACGTTGCAACCTGCATAGTGCTCCGGGTGACTCTGGCGGTACCGCAGCACCTTTTCGGCAAGCGCATGCGCTGCGGTACCTTCTTCTGCGAATGAGGTGCTTTTATCCGGTTGCGTGGCCTCCAGCGCCAGACTACCGGGGCAGCGCATCCAACGATGTGCTGAAGACGGGGAAAGTCGTGCATGAACGTCTGGCATGATTAACCCTCCAGCGCTTTTTCAGCCTGAGCGATCACATCTGCGAGGTTGTCGTCAGCAACTTCGCCGAGCTTTTTGGCACCCTGTTTTTCCAGAATCGCCACCGCTTCAGCACGGTAACCACCTTTCGCCAGCTGGAGGATCAACCCTTCGGCCTTTTTACGCAGCGCCGCAAAATCGGTCTGCGCGCCTGCATTATTCCCTGCATCATCACCCGTTTCGGTACCGCCTTTTGCCGCGTTTTTACGCGCGAAATCTTCCTGCAGCTGGAGGTATTCAACTTTGGTGATCTCGATATGGCCCTTTTTAAGCAGTTCGTTCAGCTTGCGTAAGGTGTGTAGCTCGCTGGCGGCGGAGCCATCAACGTTCTTGCAGTAGAACGGCCCTGTGCGTTCTTCGTCTTTGCTGTCTGCCTTCTTCGGCTTCACTTCATGACGGCCGTCGGCTGGTGCGTCCAGTAAGCGCTCGGCAAAGTCACGGCGTGCCGCGATGGTTGGTAAATCGTCCCAGAAGCGCAGGATGTTACGTGACAGGTCAAGTAATGCTGGCTTGTTAAGATGGCAGGCGCGTTTAACACCCTGCAGGGCGCTGTCCAGCGCATCGATCTGCACAACGCGCTTATCGCCTTCTGCGTCGCGATAATCAACAACACGCTGGACCATTGTTTCGCTGAGTTCCTGCGCCTCCGGGTAGAATGCAGCCAGGGCGATAATGTCGCTGAACTCCAGATCGTCCAGCGTAACCTTACGGATAACGGTATTTTCCGCTTTGGTTTCCGGTACCGTTTCGCGGTATTCCTGAACCTGCGCCACGGTGTCCGGGCGAAGAGCGACGCCAGAGGCCAGGGCAGTGATAAGGCGTTCAAGCAGGGCGTTATGCTGCGTCAGCAGTTGGTTGTTAAGTTCGAGACTGGTTTCTAAGCTCATACTGCGGTCCTCGCTACAAGGAGAATGAAGGTAATAGCCAGGCCGAACGCAGTAGCGAGGGCCAGACCGGTAATAATGTCGAAATGTTTGCGGCGATAATGGAGCACGTCGCGCCCCGTCAGCCGGTGGAGGTGTTCAGGTTTCATCGGTAGTGCTCCTTTTCATGTCGGGGAGCGCACTGCACTGAATGCGCTTTCAGGCATAAAAAAGCCCGTCATGGGAGGCGGGCAAAGACTACACACAGCAATGGATGACTCAGGGGATGGGGGATGTGCCTAAAGCGGCGCGGTACTCTTCATAGCTAAGGGCTTCTTCGCCTTCTTTCAGGCTATCGAAATATGCTTCGTAATCGTCCACAGGTTATTCCTCATTCAGTTCACTTTGGCGGTGCGGTGGCCGGTGCTGATCTTCGGCTTGTCTCGGTGGACTGCAATTCACCACACCCCAAAGGGAACTTACTGACCCGTATTGCCGACATCCTGTCCCGCCACGGTCCCGACGCATGGTTTAGAGTCGCGCCGTTCGACTTGCAATAAAAATACAAGCAAACCTGTAAATTCGTCAACAGGTATTATGGTAATTAAATGCAAGTTAAACCTAATTACTTGTTTTTACGGGCAATAAAAAAGAGGGCCGAAGCCCTCTTTGTTTGACAGTTAGGATGTGGTTATCTCTTTCTGCGGAATATGCGGTGTTCTACCATGGTCCCAATGATCTTGATGGGCTTTTCCCATGAGCGACAAATGGGGTAGTCGCTGTTTAAGGGCACAAGTTCGAAGTCTTCTTCACCTTTAGCACCAATCCCTACCGGGCGGTACTTTTTGAATGTTGCTTCATGACTACCGTTGCATGCTGCAACAAATTCACCTGGAGTAGGGTATACGTCAGCGTCAATTATAACGATGTCTCCCTCTTTAAATTCCGGTTCCATCGAATCTCCGCGTATACGGAGAGCAAATGAACTCTCTGATAACTCAGCTGTAGTCAGGATGTATTCGAAATCACCTTCTTCATGAAGCTGTTCAGCGCTTGTGAAAGCTCCTGCTTGTACATAGCTTAGAATAGGCACTCTCCGGGCTCCGTAGTTGAAATCTGTGACGACATCGCCCCCAAGAAGTAACCACTTAGGATCGCATTCTAGAGCTGACGCTAAAGCAAGAAGATTACGTGGTTTAAGTGTTTTTCCATTCTCAATAGCTTCAATCGACTGCTGGCTTATGCCCGCTCGTTTAGCAACTTCGACCTGAGTTAAGTTTAGTTCTGTTCTGCGCTTTTTGGCTCGGTTGGCAAGATTCATGATGACTCCTTTTCTGTCGTTGATAATTACAGATACATCTGTATTTGACAAACAAGGGTGCCTGTGAGGTAATTACAAGTAAACCTGTAAACACCTGAGGGCTTACACAATGACCAGTTCTACCCTTGCTTCACGCATTAAGGAGCGCCGCAAAGCCTTAGGCATAACCCAAACTTCATTGGCTGAAAGCGTTGGCATGCGCCAGCAGTCTATTCAGTACCTTGAGTCCGGGCGTGCCACCCGTACCAGCTTCATTCTTGAATTGGCAAAAGTTCTGAAATGCGATCCTGACTGGCTATTAAACGGCGAAAATTTAGAACATCAAAAGGCGTAACCCATGCCAGAGAAAAAGATCTGGGGGGCAACGCCTGACGAATGGTTCCACTTCGATCTGGTGCTGGGACGTACTGACCAGCTGCTGCCGGTCGTGTGTAACCCGGGCGCGACCATTTCCCCCGACAGTAAACTGAAAGCGCTGGGCAAGACGCCGAGCCGCTATAACCGTGACCGTCTGGTAACTGGCATTGCTCAGTGGACAGAGCACGTCGTAACCGAGCACGATTTTGCCCGCTGGTCGAACGAACCGGATTACGGCATCTGCGTGCGCACGGGCCACGGCTGGCTGGCGCTGGACTGCGACAGCGAAGACGAAGATATACAGGCCGATATTCGCAAAACGCTGGTGCAGCTGCTTGGCGAGCTGCCGCCGCGCCGCTGGCGTGCCAACAGCAACAAATGCCTGTACCTGCTGGCCGTTGACGGCGATTTCCGTAAGCGCATCCACCGACTGGCGGGCGATATGGGGATTATCGAGCTGCTGGCGAACGGGCAGCAGTTCGTTGCCTGTGGTACGCACAGCAGCGGCGCGCGTATTGAGTGGGACGGCGGTCTGCCGGACGAACCTCCGGCGGTTACTGCAGACCAGCTCGAAACGCTTTGGCAGCGCCTTGCTGAACAGCTACCTGTGTCGGTTACCACCGAAGCGGGCAGCACGAAGATGCGCGACCGCTCAACCTTCACGCCCGGCGCGACGGATGATACCGCCGAATACCTCGACGCAAATGGCTGGACGCTGCTTGATGGCGCGAACGGCGAGCGATATATCCGCTGCCCGTTCGAAGACGGCCACAGCACCGGCGGCGACCCGACCAGTACGGTTTACTTCCCGGGCGGTACCGCGGGCTTTGAGCAGGGGCATTTCAAGTGCCTGCACGCCAGCTGTGCGCATCGCGACGACGGCGATTTCCTTAACGCCATCGGGATCCGCAACGACGATTTCGAAGACCTGACCAGCACCGACGTTGCCGAGCCATTACCGCTGCCGGCGTTCGAGCGCGATAAGTGGGGCCGCATCGAGGCCACCATCAGCAACGCGGCAAAAGCCGTTGTGCGTCCTGATTTCGTGGACATCGATATCCGCTTTGACCAGTTCCGCGACGAAATCATGTTCGCCCCGGCGGGCTCCGGCCAGTGGCAGGCGTTCACCGACCCGGACTATGCCCGCCTGCGCATCACGATGGAAAAGCGTGGCTTTAAACCTGTCGGGCGCGAGCTGATTCGCGATGTTGTGCTGCTGGCCGCTGACGAACAGCCGTTCGACTCGGCGACAACCTGGCTTAATGGGCTGGAATGGGACGGCGTGCCGCGTATCGAAGCTTTCTACCATACGCACTTCGGTACCGCCGACACGCCATACACCCGCGCTGTGTCCATGTACATGTGGACGGCGCTGGCAGGCAGGGTGCTGGAGCCTGGTGTTAAAGCCGATATGGTGCCGATCCTCGTCGGTCCTCAGGGCTGCGGTAAATCCTCCGGCGTGGAGGCCCTCAGCCCGGACCCGGCGTTTTTCACTGAGATCTCCTTCGCTGAGAAAGACGACGACCTCGCACGCAAGATGCGCGGGCGGCTAGTAGCGGAGATTGGCGAGCTGCGCGGCCTCAATACCAAAGAGCTGGAAAGCATTAAGGCATTTGTGACGCGTACGCATGAGAACTGGATCCCTAAATACCGGGAGTTCGCTACCCAGTTCCCGCGTCGCCTGGTGTTCATCGGTACCACTAACGAAGACGAGTTCCTCGCGGATAAAACCGGCAACCGCCGGTGGTTGCCCGTCGAGGTCTCCAGCGTCGACGTGAAAGCGATAAAAACCGACCTCCTTTTGCTGTGGGCTGAGGCCCGCGAGACGTTTAAGCGCCTCGGCGGCATCCAGTTCCGCGATGCTGAGCGTCTCGGTGCGAGTGTCCATGAGCAGTACACCATTAAAGATGCGTGGCTCGAGACGGTCGAGAAGTGGCTCGATACGCCTGACCTGATGACTAACGACATTCCGCGAAATTGCGATTTTTTACGCGCAAGTGACGTTCTGCGTGATGCAATAGGCTTAAACCCTGAAAGGGTATCAAGACGCGAACAAATGCGAATTAGCGGAGTTTTGCAAAACTGCGGCTATAAGGCCAGCCGCGAAACCATTAACGGTAAGCAACAGCGGGTTTTTGTTAAGCAATAGACAACCTGTAGACAACCTTTAGCGATAGGTTGTCTACAAAAACCTTATTGATATCTAAAGGGAAAAACAACCTAGACAACCTAGACAACCTATTTACTAAAAACCCCATATATATATAAGTCGATTTGGGGAAAGGTTTAGAAATGGTTGTCTAGGTCGTCATAGGTTGTCTACCTCCGAACATGTAATTTATTGCAGGTAGCGATATGCAAACACGATTTGATTCCGCCACGGCGATTAACGAGCGCCAGAAGCTAAATAAAATCGCTCTCTATGCTCGCGCGTGCGCGCGTTTTGCGAGGTGACCTATGCCAGTTGTCGCAACGTTCAAAACAGACTGGTTCCGGGTGATTAACGACATCACACGCAGCGGCATTCCCCTGCAGGAGATAGCCAGAGAGCTCGACGTGTCAAAGTCTGCTATCATCGGCTGGAAGCAGGGCGCAGCGCCGAACCACCACACAGGCGAAGCACTGATAGATTTCTGGTGCTACGTAACGCAGCGCCCGCGTTCCGAACTGCCAGCACAGGTTACATCACGGCGATTCGTTTACGCCTGGCGCACAAAGCGTCTGGCGCCATGAAAACTTGCAAAAACAGGGCGTTCATCGGTTAAAAACGCTATGCAAAAACCGCCCTGTTTTATGCACGATTTATGCAGTCCATTTTCACCACTTCCCGCCAGTAAACCGCAACAAATAACCGCTTCGCCCATTTAACGTAATGAGTCCACTTTTGATGGTGCGTGTAAGGACCATTATGTTAAATCGGCCCTGTTTTTAACAAATCTTCCATTTGGTCGGGATTCCGACCGCGACCCCGTTTCACACTTACGGCTCAATCATCACAGGAGCCACCACAATGGGCCGACCAAAGAAACCTATCGAAGTACCGGGGCAGGAACCTGAAACGGGCGCAGAGCTGATTACAGGCGCGACCGGTGAAGCCATAACACCGGACCCACAGCGCGCAGAACAGGAAGTTATCCAGCATCGCGTTGCTAACCTGCTGGACGATGCCGCACTCGCTGAGCGCAATACTCTGCTGGGTACCATCAACGAGCAGGGCGCGGCTATCATCGCCCGCTTTGAAACGCTGGGTTACACCGACCTGGCTGACCAGCAGCTGACCGACAATCTCGAATTCCTCCAGCTCGTAAAAAAAGCCACCACGGCGACACCTGCTGCGCCGCTGGGCTACGTGACGAACGACGAGGGCAAGCCGCAGCCCGTGACGGGTAAACCCGTTCTGACTGAGCACGGCTGGCACGTTCCAGGCTAAGAGGGTATCGATATGTGTGGAGGCGGAGCACCAAAGGTCGTACAGACCGACCCGCAGGCCGAAGCGGATGCGGCTGCCGATGCAGCGGCAAAAGCGGCAAACGCGGACGCAGCATCGCGCAAGAAGCGCAAAAAAGGCTCGTCCCTTCTTGCCAGTGGTGCAGAGGGCGCAGCTGATTCTGGCAGCTCACTGCTGTCCTCTGGTGCGCAGGCAGCGCAGCAGAAAAACACTCTGGGGGCGTAACTGATGGATGAACTCGCCGTTAAGCTGATTAAGCGTTCCGACACGCTGAAAGCCAACCGCCAGCAGCATGAAAGCGTCTGGCGCGAGTGCTATGACTACACCTATCCGCTGCGCGGCGCGGGATTCTCTGACGAAGTGCTCGATGCTCAGAGCGCAAAATACAAGGTGGCGAAGCTACTGGACGGCACCGCCACCGACAGCGCCCGCATGCTGGCCTCTGCGCTCATGTCCGGCATGACCCCGGCAAACGCGCAGTGGCTGAACCTCGACAGCGAATCGCTACCGGACGACGCCAAAGCCTGGCTGTCTGAGTGCGCAACGCTGGTATGGGAAAATATCCACGCGGCCAACTTCGACGCCGAGGGCTACGAGGCGAATCTCGATGTGGTGTGCGCTGGCTGGTTCGTCCTGTACATCGACGAGGACCGTGAGGAGGGTGGCTACACCTTCCAGCAGTGGCCGCTGGCGCAGTGCTATGTCACGTCCACCCGCAAGGATGGCATCGTCGATACTATCTATCGCCGCTATCAACTGACTGCAGAGCAGGCCATCAAAGAGTTTGGCAAGGACAAGGTAAGCCCGAAAATCACCGACGCAGCCAAGAAAAAGCCCGATGATAAATTCGACTTCCTGCACTGTATTTTCCCGCGCGATAACTACATGGCTGACGCCCGGCTGGCTAAAAATCTGCGCTTTGCTTCCTATCACGTTGATATCAGCAATAAGCAGATGGTGCGCGAATCCGGCTATCACGAATTCCCGTGCTGCGTTCCGCGCTGGATGAAAATCCCCGGCAGCTCCTACGGCATCGGCCCGGTGTACGACGCGCTGCCGGACTGCAAAGAGCTGAACGAAACCAAACGCATGGAGAAAGCCGCGCAGGATCTGGCTATCTCCGGCATGTGGATTGCCGAAGACGACGGCGTACTCAACCCGCGCACGGTCAAGGTCGGCCCGCGTCGCATCATCGTGGCGAACAGCGTCGACAGCATGAAACCACTGCTGACCGGTTCAGATTTCAGCGTGGCATTCACTGCCGAAGAGCGCCTGCAGGCGTCAATCCGCAAAATCATGATGGCCGACCAGCTGCAGCCGCAGGACGGGCCAGCCATGACCGCAACCGAGGTACACGTGCGCGTCGCGCTGATTCGCCAGTTGCTCGGCCCGGTGTATGGCCGTTTCCAGGCGGAATATCTCCAGCTGCTGGTGGTGCGCTGCTTTGGTATCGCTTTCCGCGCAGGCATCTTCTCCCCGCCGCCGGAAAGCCTGCAGAACGCCAATTTCAACGTGCGTTACATCTCCCCTCTGGCACGCGCCCAGAAGCTGGAAGACGTAACGGCAATCGAGCGCCTCGGCGCGAACGTGGCAAACCTCGCCGGCATCAGCCAGGACGTTATTGATCTCATTGATACCGACGAAGCCACGCGCGTTGTGGCCGATGCGCTTGGCGTCCCGGCTAAGGTTATTCGCTCATCCGATGCTGTGGCAAATATCCGCGACCAGCGCCAGAAAGCACAGCAGCAGGCCGCTCAGCAGCAGCTCATGATGCAGGCGGGAACCGAGGCCGCAGGAGCCGCAGGGCAGACCGCTGGTGCGGCAATAGGGCAACGACTGGCAGGTAACCAATGAGAATAAAACAGGCTACACCTCAGGACTTTAAGCGCATTTTTGAAGAAATGCCCGGCGGCTCTCAGGTGCTGGAAGAATTAACGCGCCGCTTCGGGCGTGCGGCATACGTCCCCGGCGGTACCGAGGGCGACCGTGAAACGTGTTACAGGGCAGGGCAGCGATCCGTACTGGATTACATCCTGCGCGAAATCAACAAGGCCGATGGAGTAGAAGACGATGTGGAAGCTTAAACACTTATTCATGAACGCTGAGCAGGGCGCAGAACAGCCAGGCGGCGGTAACGGAGGTGGTGAAGATGGCGGCAATAATCCGGGTGCTGGCGAACCTTCTGGTAATTCTCTGCTCAGCACCGGCGCGGGCGAACCGGGTGCTAATGACTGGCTACCTGAGAAATTCCGCGTTATGGGCGAAGACGGAAAGCTCAGTATTGAAAGCTCTGCCCGCAAACTGGCGGAAAACTACACTCATCTTGAAAAACGCATGGGTAGCGGCGACGCGCCGCCGAAAACGGCGGATGAGTATGCACCTAAGGTAGAGGTCGAGGGATTCAACTGGGAAGAGTTCAAAGCCGATCCGCGCATGCAGGGCTTCATGAAAACAGCGCACGCCAAAGGCATCACCAACGATCAGATGAGCTTTATCCTGGGTGAATATGCACAACGCGCACCAGAGCTGGTAGGCGGTGCCGCTGCGCTGGATTCTGAAGCCGCAACCACGCAGCTGCGCGAGGTGTGGAAGACTGACGCAGAGTTTAAGCAAAACATCGGTCTGGCTTTCCGCGCGTTCAACTCTCTGGCGGACGACGCCGACAAAGGCCGTATTGACGAGATCGGCAATAACCCGATGGTTATCCGCATGCTGGCTAAAGTCGGCGCAGAAATGCAGGAGGATGCGCCAGCGGGTGGCGATGTGAACCTTGAAGAGCAGCAGACAATTCGCGACCTGATGAAATCCCCTGCGTACATGGACCCTAAAAACCCAGACCATGAGCGCGTATCAGCGAAGGTCAAAGCGTATTACCAGAAGCGCTATGGCGATCAAACTGTAGCGTGACATGTCACAGTAACATATCAAAAGCCAGCCTGACCCGCCGGCTTTTTCATTTGGTCGGGATTCCGACCGCACACCTCGCTAACAATCTCCCCACTACCAGCCCGGCGGGGACGCCGGATAACTGAATTTTCCCGCAGTGCGTAAGCGCCACGCGCATTGTGTTAATCGGGCCGGGAAACCGACAACCCAGCAGGCGATATTTTCTGGAGTGATTGTTATGTCATTTGATGCCAATAAGAACATGATCACCGCTGCGTTTATCACGCAGTTTCATGATTCTTTCGAAATCGCCGCGCAGCAGAAGGATTCCCGCCTGCAGGCAGCGGTAAACGACCGAGGGATGATTACCGGCGAAGCATTCACCATCAACGATATGGGCACCATCGAAATGACGCAGATCACCACGCGTTTCGGTGACACCGTATGGGACCTGCCAGAAGCCGGCACCCGTAACGCGTTGATGGCGGACTACGCTGTATTCGTGCCAGTTGAAAAACGTGACCTGCGTAAACTGCTGGCCGACCCGCAGGGGCCATATCTGCAGCTTACCCTGGCGGCCTCCAACCGTAAAAAAGACGATGTTGTTTATCGTGCTCTGCTCGACCCTGTGATGCGTAAAACATCCAGCGGCGGCGCGTATGCACCGGTGGCGCTGCCTGCGTCGCAGAAAATCGTTGTAGGTGGCACTGGCATGACCAAAGCCAAGCTGATCGCCGCGAAAGCGATGTTCCGCCGCAACGAGTGCGACGAACAGAACGGTGAAGAGCTGTATATCACCTACAACGCCGACATGCTGACGCAGATCCTCAGCGATACCACGCTGACTTCTGCCGACTTCATGGCGGTGAAAATGCTGCAGGAAGGTGCCGTGTCCGGTAACTGGCTCGGCTTTAAGTGGCTGGCATATGAAAAACTGGATTCTGCGACCGCAGGCGATCCGGCAGTTACCACCAAAACCGCCGTCGCATGGTGTAAATCCGCTGTGCATTTCGGTACCGGCGCTGAGTACAACGTCGATATCGGCCCACGCCGCGATAAAAACAACACCATTCAGATCTCTGTTGATGCGTCTTATGGTGCTGGCCGTGCCAACGAGAAAAAAGTCGTCGCCATCGATTTTGTTGTTTAAGCCGCTGGCGTTTTTGCCGGGGTATACCCCCGGCCTTTTTTCATCTGAGGCTATGCCATGACTTCGAGTGTCTCTATCTGCTCAAACGCACTTCTGGCGCTGGGTGCACACCCGATAAATGATTTCGACGAAGACACGGATCATGCCCGTCTTTGCGCCAACCTTTACCCTACTGTCCGCAATAAATTACTCCGCGCTCACCCGTGGAACTGTGCAATAAAGCGCGTTGTGCTCTCACCCGTCAGCGCCGCGCCCGTCTTCGGATATGGCTATCAGTTTTCGCTGCCGGGCGACCTGATTCGCGTCCTTTCTGTGGGGGAGCCACGGGATGATATTGATTACCGTATTGAGGGTACCCGGCTGTTGGCTAACGTCGATGCGATTCGCCTGCGTTATGTCTACCGTAACGAGGACGAGTCCACGTGGGACGCTGCGCTGGTGGATGTTGCTGAAATGATGATGCAGTCCAAGCTGGCTTATGCGGTGACCGGGTCCACCAGCCTGCGCGATAGCCTGGCGCAGGAGGCCTCATTCCTGCTGAAACAGGCAAAAGCCGTCGATGGTCAGGAAGAACCGCCGGAAGAGCTGGACGGCTATCCAACTTATGAGTCGAGGTTCTGACATGCGCGCGAACCTTATAAAAACCAATTTTACAGCTGGCGAAGTTTCCCCACGCCTGATGGGGCGCGTTGATATTGCCCGCTATGCCAACGGCGCGAAGATTATCGAAAACGCGGTAGTGGTCGTGCAGGGTGGCGTTGTCCGCAGACCTGGCAGCCGATATGCGGCGGCCACGAAATTCGGCAATAAAAAATCCCGCCTTATTCCGTACGTGTTCAACCGTTCTCAGGCCTACATGCTTGAATTCGGCGATGGCTACATGCGCATTTATCAGAACGGTAAGCAGCTGGTTAATGGCGACAATACGCCGTATGAAATCGCCAGCCCATACACCGCCGATATGTTGTCTGCTGTGAATTATGTCCAGGGCGCTGACACCATGTTTCTGGTACATCAGTCTGTTAAGCCTCATCGCCTCCAGCGACGCGGCCAAACCGACTGGGTGCTTGAGCCAGCGCCATTTGTCGTTGAGCCATTCGACGAGGTGCGCGATACACCGCAGAAGTGGTGTAAGCCGTCCGTAAAAGAATTCGTGGGCTCTGAAATTACGCTTACGCTGAGCGACGCTGATCCAGGCACCAACCCAACACCTCCATTTACGGGGGGCGGCTGGGTTGCTCAGGACGTGGGCTCCTACGTTCGCCTTAATGGTGGTCTGGTACTGATTAAAAGCATCACCAGCCCGCAGGTTGCCGTTGGTACTATCCGCAGCGACTTAACCGCCACGCAGGCGGCATCACCGGGTTCATGGACGCGTGAGGACACGGTCTGGACCAATGAATTTGGGTACCCCGGCGCGGTGACGCTATACCAGCAGCGCCTTGTCCTGGCGGGTTCGCCAAAATATCCGCAAACAATCTGGTGGAGCGAAACGGGCGTTTACCTGTCCTTTGAGATTGGTACCGAGGACGATGACGCGATCAGCTTCACGCTGTCTTCTGACCAGCTCAACCCGATTGTGCATCTGGCGCAGATGAATACCCTGATTGCGCTGACCTACGGCGGGGAGTTTACGATCACCTCCGGCAACGATGCGGCCATAACACCGACCAATATTTCGGTGAAAAATCCAAGCCCGTACGGCTGCAACGGGATCCGCCCGGTGCGCGTTGGTACCGAAATCATGTTCGTGCAGCGCGCTGGCCGCAAGCTTTATGCAGTGGCATACGACCCCGACAGCTTTGTTTCCTATTCGGCCAACGATATGACTGTGCTGGCCGAACACATCACCGCTGGTGGGGTGCTGGACATGGCCTATCAGCAACAGCCTGATGCGTTTATCTGGATGGTTCGGGCTGATGGCGCTGCGGTCACGATGGCTATCGACCGTGGTCAGGATGTAATTGCATGGTCACGTCAGGTTACAGATGGCGCGTTTGAGTCGGTGGCGACCATACCATCGGAAGCTGACGATGTGGTTTATGCGATCGTCCGTCGCGAGATAAACGGTCAGACCGTACGTTATGTCGAGGTGTTCGACAGCAAACTCTATACGGATGCTGCAGTAACCGGAACAAGTAGCGCCGGTTCTGCGACATGGTCTGGGCTTGCGCACCTCGAGGGCCAGACGGTTGATGTGGTGGCCGATGGCGCGGTTATGCCGCAGTACACCGTTTCCTCTGGTCAGATCACCCTCTCACGCCCGGCGAAAAGCGTGGAAATTGGCCTGCACTTTGAAAGCACGATCGAAACGCTTACGCCTGAAGTTCAGACCACCGAGGGTACGACACAGAACGCGAGAAAACGCACCAGCGAAGTGACTATGCGTTTCCTCGAAACGACTGGCGCGGAGTGCAACGGCCAGGTTATTCCGTTCCGCCGTTTCGGACCAAAAATCCTCAACCAGCCCGCTCCATTATTCACCGGCGATCACTATTGGGGAAAACTCGGCTGGGAACGCGGAGAAGATACCCTGCTTATCCAGCAGCGCCAGCCGCTGCCATTCCATCTTCTTGCCATTATTTTCACATTCACCAGTAACGGGGGCTGACATGGTACGTAACGCAACGGCCGGGGATATCCCGGCGCTGATCGAGCTGGGAGCACGGATGTATATCGAGTCCCGTTATTCGCGGAATTCTCCCTTCGATGAAGGAAAGTGCGCAGAGCTCGCCCGCAACCTTATTTCGTCCCCCGCCGGTTGTCTGCTGGTGGTCGAAAAAGACGGTGCTGTAATCGGCTGGCTGGCCGGGGGGATTGCTGAGCAATGGTTCAGCCGCCAGCTGATGGCGTTTGAGTATGGGCTGTTCATTGCTCCTGAGCATCGCGGCGGCACTGCGGGACCGCGTCTCGCTAAAGCGTTTATCACCTGGGCTGAAGAGCACGGCGCTGCGCTCATAAACATGGGGATCACCACGGGCGTGCATGAAGAACGCACCGGCGATTTGTATTCACGTCTCGGCCTGTCGCGTACCGGTCTGCTTTATTCCAAAGAGGTGTAACGATGTGCACTGGCATAGAAATTGCGGCGATCGGCGCATCAGTTCTTGCGGCTGGTGGTGCGGTTTATAGCGGGCAGCAGCAAAAGAAAATGTCCAACTATCAGGCTGCACAGGCGGAAGCTGATGCCGAGGCTGCACAGGCAGCTGCACGGGTGGAAGCCGATCGCATCCGTAAAGCTGGACGAGCACAGGCAGCTGCAGCGCGAGCTTCTCTTGCTGGGTCTGGTGTGGACACGGGGGAAGGTACTGCATTACGTATCCAGTCCGGCATCGTGGGTGATGCGGAGCAGGATGCGTACCAGACCATTTTGAATGGTGCGAACCAGAGCTCACGGCTCAACGCACAGGCGTCTGCCGACCGCATTAGCGGCCGTAATGCTTCAACATCTGGCTACATCAGCGCGGGCAGCTCGCTGCTGAGCGCTGGCGGGACAGCGTATAACGGCTGGAAAAAAGCAGGGAGTAAATAACCGTGAGAATTCCAACGGGTAATTTTGGCAACGTTACGCCGCAGGCTAATCCGACCCGGATCGGGGTCAGTAATGTTGGTCAAATAGGTAATGCTGTAGCTGGGCTGGGAGCCGCTCTGGGTCAGACTGTAGAAGATTTGCAGCGCACCCAGGATAAAGCGGACGTGGCGGCAACCCAGGCCATTCTTACCGATCTTGATGCGAAATCCAGTGACCGCTGGGAAAACCCGGAGACCGGCGCGCTGGTAACCCGGCAGGGGTTCAAGTCTTCTGGCGTTGGTCTGGACATGGATAAACAGGACTCTTCCGACTATGAAGAGGCCCGTAAACGCGTGCCGCAGAGCCAGCTGCAGTATTTTGACGCGCAGTGGAAAGCGGGTCAGGTCCGCAGAGCCAGCACTTATAACAGCTTTGAGCGTAGCCAAACTGAACAGGCGCAGCGCCAGCAGCTCGACGCGACGGTTAAATCGTCTGTTGAACAGGAAGCGGGGGCGTTTGACGATCCGCAGGCTGCCGCACTGATTCGCAGCGCCCGGCAGCACTCAATTTCATTGTATGGCCAGGCGCAGGGGTGGTCACAGGAGCAAATAGACCAGGCGGTTTCTGAGGCCAATTTGCGAGCAATGGACCAGCGAGCCCAGAACTATGCGGTTACCAATCCTCAGGGCTGGTTAAATGGCGATTTCCCGGTGAAAGATACAGGCGCGCTGGATATGCGCGCTATTGGTATCGTTGAATCCGGTGGTAAACATTTCAATGCCGACGGCAGCATTATCACTTCGCCCGCCGGCGCGCAGGGAAAATACCAGATGATGCCGGATACGGGCAAAGAGCTGGCGGCGAAGCGCGGAGTTGAATATAACCCGGCAGATGAAGAGCAAAATGCCCTGCTGGCGAGCGATTACGCAAATCAGCTGTACGGTAAATATGGCTCTGAAACGCTGGCGGGTGCTGCGTATAACTGGGGTATGGGTAACGTTGACAAGCTGATCGCGAAAACCGGAGACCCACGCAAAGGCGAAATTTCTGAGGCTGATTTTATTCGGCAATTACCTGCTGAAACCCGCGGGTGGCTGGCCCGGTACCGTAAAAATAAAACCGGTCTCGATCCTGTTTCTGTCAACAAAATCGATAACATTGCCGAGTCAAAAATCCGTGAGCAGCGTACGGCGCTGCGCGAGCAAATTGACCCGATTCTGAACAACACGATGGTGCAGCTGTACAATGGGGAAGTGCCTGACGCGATGCCCGATAAAGCGTCAATTATGTTTGCGTACGGTGAGCAGGGGGCAAAAGCCGTTAAGCAGCTCGACATCGCGATCAACAACGCCAAAACCTTCCAGGCGATACAGTATGTTCCCCCGGAACAGCAGCAGGCAGAAATCGCAAAGCTGAAGCCTCAGGCAAATGACCCTGATTATGCGCTCAAGCTCGATGCGTATGGCAAGCTCGGCGCGCTGGTGCAGAAAAGCAATGAAGCGATACAGGCGCAGCGTGATACCCGTCGTTTTAATGAAGCACTGTCTATGGGGGAGAAGCTCGACCCCAGCAATAAATCTATGCAAAAAGCCGCCGACGCCACGCCAACGGCGCAAAGCTTCCGGATTAACGACGCCACCACCCATGACGGGATTGTGCAGCAGGTGGCCCAGACCGGGATCATTCCTTCGCAGGTAACCACCCAGTTATCGGCGGTTTCCCGCGCGCGCAGTCCCGAGGCGGTCCGTCAGGGGGCTGAGTTATTTAATCGTCTCTATGACACGGATCCCGCCTCTGTTGGCGACATGCCAAAGGATATGCAGGGATTTTATCTCACTGTTAAGCAGCTTACCGATTCTGGCATGGCGTCCGAAACTGCTATCGAGCAGGCGCAGAATCTTACCTACAACCAGACCGATGCGCTCAAAGCGCAACTGGCATCAACCCAGAGCACTAAGGAGTACAAAAAAGACCGCGGCAAAGCGATGGATTCTGCCGTGAGTAGTATGTCCGGCTTTTTTAGCTGGGGTAATCCATCCGCCGACGACCAGACACCGGAAGCCGCACGCTTCCGCAACGATTACCAGTCGCTGTACGACATCAATTACCGCACCGCTGGTGGTAATGCGGATGCGGCCAAAAAAATGACCAACCAGCAGATCGCCCGCACATGGAGTATCAGCGAGGTTAACGGCGACGCCAAACTCATGAAATACGCGCCAGAGGCACTCTATAACTACGGTCCGTCAGGCTGGCAGTCGGCACAGTGGAAAGAAGAAAAAGAGAGCCTGATGTATGGCGAGCGCAAGGGTGACATCACCACCAGCCCAGCGCAGCTTGGGATCACTTCCGGTAACGCGGCACCTGTCACCAGTAAAACGCCGGAGTCGCGTATTGGCGGCGATCTGGAAATCACCCCTGATGTGCTGACGGCCCGCAATGGCGATTACGCCATCATGGTGCGGACAAAAGATAAGGAGGGTATCGAGGCGGTACAACCGTTCTACGATTCGTACGGCAGGCCGATGCGCTGGAAACCGTCACTGGAAGAGTGGGCGCCATACAAAAAAATGCAGGAAGAGCGCGAAGAACATGATCGCAATGAGCTGCAACGCGGTCAGGATATTCGCGGGTTCAAAGATAAACACCGCGCGCTCGATGAACAATACAAGCGCCTGCATAACGAGCGCATGGACAGGGTTAAAAATTACTTTTCGTGGAGCACTGAATAATGCCGGTATACGCCACTCCTGAAGAACTGAATAACGGATTCATCCCGGCAGGTAATGTGCTGGCGGCACCATCCGGATTTGATGTCCCATTGCCAGAAGGAACCAACCCGGCACCTCAGCAGGACGAGCCGTCGGTGTGGGGCGCTGCATTCCGCCAGAATAACCTGCTGGGTCAGATGTTCCGACCGGCTAAGCAGTTTGAGCCGGTTGAAGGGTATAACCCATATACGGATAAAAACGAGCTGCACGGGTACGAACAATGGGGGGCGGCGTTTGCCGATGCCCGCTCGCCGGAAGAAACCGCCTGGCTGAAACAGCAGATTGACGACGAAAACGAGGACCGTCGGGTACTTTCCGAGGCGGGCGGGGAGGGGGTTCTCGCCAGCATTGCAGCCGGAGTGGTAGACCCTGTCACCGTCGCTTCGATGTTTATTCCTGGTGCTCAGGGCGGTACAGTGGCCCGTATTGCGTCACAGGCTGCTATCGGTGCAGCTGCAACCGCAGCGAGCGAGGTTGTGCTGAATAATCAGCAGATAACACGCACGTGGGGGGAAAGCGCCTCCCACGTCGCAGCGGGTGCGTTGATGAGCGGCGTATTCGCTGCTGCCGGGGCTGCGTTATCGCCATCTGTTCGCACTGCGGCCACGCGCGAAGTGGCTGATGCGCTCGATAATATGAGCATCACGTCAGCGACGGACACAGCTGCTGCCTCACTCCCCGAAGGGGGCAGCGTCGGCGCGGCGAGAATCAGTGAGGCAACGCTCGAGGATCTCACTCCTGCAGCTGGCGGTCCGGTTGGTAAACTGGCGCGTAAGGCCGGGAGTTATCTGACGCCGTTTACCCGCCTGATGGAGTCGCCGTCGAAAACCTCCCGCCGAACGGCGCTTGAGCTGGCAGAGAATAACTACACCCTGCAGGGTAATGCCCGCGGCATTGAGACGCCTGTCGCCGCAGAAACCCGCGTTCGCGGGTGGCGCAGGGAAGAGGCCGCCGTCGTGGTGACGAACAAGCAGGCATACAGCCAGTATAAAGCCGCTGGGGGTGACCTGAGTTTTTCCCAGTTCCGTGAGGAAGTCGGTAACGCTATGCGCAGTGGCGATGTACATACTAATCCGGTGGTGCAGGAAGCGGCGCAGGCAATGCGCACCGTTGTTAACCGGGTGAAGGTGGCGCAGCAAAAGCTTGGTTTGCTGCCACCCGATGAGGAGCTTAAAGCTATCGACCAGGAAAGCTATTTCCCGCGCGTGTACAAAGTCGGCAAGATCGTTAGCGAGCGTGATAAATTCCGCGACATGCTGGTCGACTGGTGGTCGCGCGGTGAGAAAACCATGTCCCGTGAAGAGGCGGAGATCACAGCCGATGCCACAATTAACAAAATCGTTGGTGCGAAAATTCCGCAGGATTTTGCAAACGTCTTTATGGTGAAAGCGGCCGGCAGCACCCGGTCGCGTACGCTAAGCGTTCCCGATCGCCTGATGAAAGATTATCTGGAGAGCGACGCCAACTATGTACTGCAGCGGCATATCCGCGAGGCGTCAGCAGAGGTTGAGCTGACGCGCACATTCGGTAATAAATCGCTGGAAAAGCAGCTCAAGGATATTCAGGACGAATACGATGCGCTGATGCGCCAGAATCCCAAAGACCAGGCGAAGCTGGCGAAAGCCCGCGATAACGACATCCGTGATATCACTGCACTGCGCGACCGCCTGGCGGGTACCTACGGTATGCCTGACGACCCGTCGTCGTTTTTCGTACGCGCCGGTGCGTTCCTTCGCAGCGCTAACTTTGTCACCAAGCTGGGCGGTATGACCGTTTCCGCTATTCCTGATCTCGCGCGTGGTGTGATGGTTAACGGGTTTGGCAATACCATGCACGGTTACGCTGCGCTGATAACCCGGTCGCCGGCATTCAAGGCAAGCCGTGCCGAACAGTTAAAAATGGCCGTCGGGCTGGAGACCATCCTTCATACCCGCGCGCGTACGATGGGCGACCTGGTAGACAGTTCCGCCCGCACTACGGCGGTAGAAGCGGGAATGGAACGCGTCACTGATGCGTTCGGCAAGCTTACACTGATGGGCCACTTCGACGATATGAACAAATCGGTGAACGGCATGATCACCGCCGACGGCATTCTCTCCGGTGCGTTCGCTGGCCGCCGCCTGGCGAAGCTCGGTATTAACGACAACATGGCCGCGCGTATTCGCAGCGAATTCGAAAAGCACGGTGAGGTAATCAATGGCTGGCATATCGGCAATTTTGAAAAATGGGACGATCAGCATGTGGCTGGCGTTTTTCAGTCGGCGGTGCTGAAGGATGTGAACAACACCGTTATCACGCCGGGGATCGGCGATACGCCACTGTGGGCCAGCACGCCGCTGGGTAAAACTATCTTCCAGTTTAAATCGTTCGCTACCGCGTCCTACAACCGTGCAACGCTGGGCGGCCTGCAGGAGGGAACCGGTCAGTTTTATTACGGTACCGCTTTCCAGATTGGCCTCGGTGCACTGACGTACGCGCTGAAACAGTCTGCAAATGGTAAAGAGGTTGACTGGTCGCCACAGAAACTGGCGATTGAGGGTATCGATCGCTCCGGTATTCTCGGCCCGCTGATGGAATATAACAATATGGCAGAAAAGGCATCCGGCGGTATGGTAGGGCTGGGGGCTTTGCTCGGTACCGGAACGCAGTCACGATATGCCAGCCGCGGCTTTATCGGCTCTGCGCTGGGTCCAACATTCGGCCTGCTTGATACCATCACTGATGTTACCGCTGGCGTGCTCAATGGCGATGCCGGTGATCGGGTGCTGCATAACGTGCGTACGCTGCTGCCGGGTAACAATCTGTTCTGGATTGCGCCGCTGATAAATCAGGTTGATCCCGGTATGAAATAAGTAGCAATATCCGGTAAAACAAAACACGGTGATAAAAATGCGCAAAATTTCTTTTACGTTAATTGGATTTATTCTGGCCTACTCAACTGTCGCGAGTGCTACGGTATTTGGCGGTTCGAATCTGGGCTTTAGTGGTTATCCTGAGTTTTCGGATTCGGAGCCGACACCTCCTTACGATCGCAATGAATATTCAATGCAAGCGTATAAAAGTGAGGTTGAAAGGTATATCCAAAATGCGAAGGATTATACCGAAAACGCTGGTAACGATATGAAACGTATTCAGGAATCCCAGGACGATGCGATTCAAAAAGCAAACCGCGTTGTAGAGGAATATAACCAAACAGCAAGGGGGTATTAATCGGTCGGGATTCCGACCTTAAACCCGCGTCATCATAGCCCTGTGTTCACTACGGGGCTTTTTTATGCATCAGGATTACAAAACACGCCTTACCGCGCTGAGCGATAAACTCACTGACGTGGTGCTCGAAGAAGCCGATCCGGACAACTGGCCGGGGGCGGGGAAGAAACCCAGCGAACTGACCAAAGACGAGCGCGGCGATCGATACTGGGACAAGAAGAACGCGGCGGCTTCGCTGACGCTGCTGATTAAGGTGCATTCCCTTATTGGCATGCAGACGCGCGGTGGTACGCCTTCTGATAACCCAGGACAGGATGATGAAGCCTTTGCGCTGGGGCAGCAGGTATCGAAGGCTGAGCGCGAAGCGGCCGCCATTATTGAGCGTCTGCAAAAAGGGAAGAAATGATTTCTTTTCTCGCCTTCTTCCTCATGTGGGCGGAGCGGATGCAGTGGAATGTACCGGACTGCCACTATCAGGCCTGCCACTGGCTGGAGCATCGAGGCAACCTTGCGGTGCTTCGCTGCTTTCGTGGGTTCGGTAAATCCACAATCCTCGCGGTCTATAACGCCTGGCGATATTACTGCGATCGCCAGTACCGGATTCTGCACCAGTCGGAATCCGATCCAACTGCATACAAAACCAGCCGCGATACACAGAACGTTTTGCGCAATCACCCACTGACTAAAGGCATGTTGCCGGATGGGCTCGGTACCGTCGAACAATGGTGGGTAAACGGCGCGCTGGATATGCGTAACGGCAGCATGTACGCTAAAGGCATCCTGTCTAACGTTACCTCGGCACGTGCCAACGAATGCCAGAATGACGACGTGGAAGTCCCCCGCAATATCCAGACGCCGGAAGCGCGTGAAAAGCTGAGGTATCGCCTGGGGGAACAAACCCATATCCTGATCCCCGGTGGGCGCAAGTTGTACATCGGTACACCCCACACGCACGACAGCCTTTATGATGAGGTCGAGTCTATGGGTGCTGATTGTCTGACCATTAAACTGTTTGAAAAAGAAAAGCGTATCGAGGCTAAAGACGCCACACAGCTGCGCTACGTTATTCCGTTCCGGCCGGAGTACATTTTTGCAGGGATCCATAAAGCGGCGCGATTGCTGGTCGAGGATGTTGACTATAAGCTGACCGAAGACGGCGTGGCGTTCGCTGTAGCGCCAGATACGGTTATTGATTTCTACTCAGATTGTGCCTGGCCGGAGCGCTTCACCCGCGAAGAAATGGAGAACCGCCGGAAAGAAACCCGCACAATTAACGAGTGGGACAGCCAGTACCAGCTGCACAGTAAACCCGTTGGCGACGTTCGTCTCGATCCTGAGCGCATCCGCGAGTACAACATCCATCCGGAAATTCGCTACGCTAACCGTACTGCGTCAATGTGGCTCGGCAGCACACAAATTGTTGGTGCTGTGGCGTGGTGGGACGTGGCAACCGGTAAAGTGAAAGCGGACGCCTCAGCGTTATCCCTGATACTGACTGACGCGCGCGGACATCTGTACTGGCATGTTTGCAAGGAGCTGACTGGTGAACTGGCAGAGTTTGACGATAACGACAAGATTACTGGCGGGCAGGTCGCCCAGATTAAAGAGCTGGTTATCCGATACCAGATCCCCGTTGTTTGTGTCGAGGTAAACGGCCCCGGCGGCTTTGCGGGAAAACTGCTGCGGCAGGCGTTAAAAGGTACCGGGTGCGGCGTGCGGGAAGAATTCAGCGTGACAAACAAGCAGAAGCGTATCCTTGATGCGTTCGAAGCTCCTTTGTCTTCCCGTTTCCTGTGGGCGCACACTGACGTGCTTGATGGCCCGATGTACGACCAGATGCGGGACTTTAACCCGGCACTGACCAACCAGCCGGACGATTTCATTGATTCTGGTGCGGGTGCTATTAGTGCAACGCCGGTTCGTATCGGCAAAGTGGTCGGGATTCCGACCGGACAATCGCGGGAACATTGGCAGTTAAGTGACGGAGACCATGAGGTCGAAGTCGATTATTAACCCTGCCAGAGGTTACACGCCATGTCGGTACCGAATCAGACCCCCTATATTATTTATAACGCCAACGGTCTGACGACCGTTTTTCCCTTTGAGTTCTACATCATCAGCGCCAGCGATATTCAGGTGAGTCTTAATGGTACGCCTGTTACTACTGGATTTACTGTGTCGGGAGTGGGTAACGTTAGCGGTGGTGATCTTACGTTTTTAACCCCACCTGCTAACGGCACGGTTGTTATGCTGGAACGTGTTGTTCCTACCTATCGCCTGACTGATTACCAGGACAATGGCGATCTGCTGGCAGATACCGTCAATAAAGATTTTGACCGCCTCTGGATGGCTATCCAGCGTTCTTTTATTTATCTCGGACTGGCGTTACGTCGCCCGTTGCTTGGAGGACCGTTTAACGCAGAAGGGTATCGCATATCCGGCCTTGCGGATCCGGTTAATGACCAGGACGCAGCAACCAAAAAATACGTGCAGGAGGTCGGGCAGACCAATCTTAACAGGGCATTGCGCGTGCCTGAAAACTACGTGGCACCGCTTGCACCAGCTGAGCAGCGTGCAAACAGATTACAGGCTTACAATGCTGAGGGTGCTCCGATATTTGTTCGTCCAGAGAGTGGTAGCGCTGCTGATGTTTTGGTAGATCTCGCGAGCACCGATAGCGGCAAGGGCGATGCTCTTATCGGGGTAAAACAGCCATATTCTGGATCTGTGGGGCGTACACAGCATGATAAAAACGCCGACACACTGAGCGTAAAAGATTTCGGGGTCAGGGGGGATGGTTCGGACGAGAGCGCGGCTTGGGCTTCTATGATATCCAACCTACCTTCCGGGTGTACCACTTTGCACGTTCCGCAGGGGAATTATGTTTGCAATACACCAATAGCTTTAGTGTGGGCAAAACTCCCAACACTGGTTGTGGACTCCGAGGCAATCTTATCACCAGCAGTATCGTTCTCGGCATTCCTTAATGTCCAGTATCGTAAACGAGATGAGACCAAATTTGGGGCTGGCGTTGTTTCGGCAGGTACCACTACTAACTCAGGGGGATTCAAGGTCGGTGGTGGGGCTTTAATGGATTCAGGTGACGGTATGTTTTTATCATCTGATGGTCATGCAAATTGGATGCGTATTCAGACTAGTAAAAATTACAATCCTTCAGAAGTGGTTGTATACGGCTCTGCTGCACAAGGTCAACTAGTCCACCAATCACAAAATATTCTGGTCAGAGAGGGTGGCTCTTTATTCGTAACCGTTCACCAGCCCCGGCTTGACTAAGCCGAGGCTAGGTTGAATACGTCAGGGTAGGCTTGGCCTGTGATCAC